TTATTTAAGTTTATCTACTGCATATTGAGCTTCTTCAGGGGTAAACTTACCACCATAATCAGATACAAGTTGGTCATAAACAGCGTTTTTTGACATATTCATAGTTTCAACATATTGTTCAGCTTGTTTTAAAGCATTCTCTTTATAGTCAGCTTCCAAATTATCAATTGCGTATTGAGCAGCTTCTGCTGGGAATTTTCCACCGTATTCTGAAGTTAATTGATCATAAATACCTTTTTTGCTTAAATGCATCATATCTGAATAAGTTTCAGCTTGAGCCAAAGCATTTTCCATTTCTCGTGTTGGAGATCCAGAACTATCTTCTTCTTCGGTACTTTCCTCAACTGTAACATCTTCAGTAGTAGCTTCTTCAGTAGTAGCTTCTTCAGTAGTAGCTTCTTCAGTAGTAGCTTCTTCAGTTGTTACTTCCTCTGTAGCTACTTCTTCAGTAGTAGCTTCTTCAGTAGTTGCATCCTCATCGTCCTTTTCTTCGTTAGTAACTTCTTCAGTAGAACTAGTTTCTTTACCACTGTCTTCACTGCCGAATATTGCACCACATGCTCCTAAAAGTAAAAATAAAGCGAGTAAACCAAGACAACCCATTAAGAAAGGATTACGTTTCTTTTTGACTTCAACGGGATTTCCGTTGGCATCGTAATAAATTTGTTCTTCTTTCTTTTTTGCCAAGATAACCATCTCCTTGTATAAATTTATATGATAAACGCTAAAAGCAGAATATCCAAATTAATATCTTTCAATTTTTAAAGGTTCAAATTGTATCCTGTAACCATCATATTTTACATATTGTCCAAACTTACTTTTATAATCATCAATAATATTTTTAAAGTGGCTACGATCAATTTCTAGACAAAGACACATTTCGTATATATCTTCCCAATGTCCATGTTCATAGCACTTAATCAATCTTTCTAAAGGTAGTATAAGTTTATGTCCATATCTTCTTGCTCTTAATTCTTGTCTTGCAGCATTAACATTATATTGTCGTCTATAAGCATTTGTAATATCGCCATATGAAGTTTCATGATGTCCGATTTCTTCTGCAAGATGACCATTTTGAATATAATAATCTATTTTTCCTGATAAAACGATGTTTCCATGAGGACAATCAATATATCTTTCGTATAATCCTCCTAATTTAGGTGGCAGATCGTTATCTATTTCAATAGTCAGTTTCGGATAATTAGATAAAAGTTTCTCTCTAACTTGCATATATCTTACTCCTTACTTGTTTCGATTGTTTCTTAAATTGCGTCTCATTTCTATGTATGCTAATATTTCTTCTATTTCTTCTTCAGTGGCATCATCATCAATATGGGCAGCTATCGTCTCAGCAAATGAATTATTTTTAACTTCAGGTGCCTCATCCCAACCCATTAAATGACCAGGAGTGGTTCTTAGCTTATCTGCTATTTTTTCTAAAGTAGTTGTCGGCATTTTTTCAATTTCACCTTTTTCATATCTAAAGATAGTTGATTCAGATACACCGACAAAATCAGCTAATTCACTAGCACTTATCTTCAATTCCTTTCTACGAGATTTAATTAATTCACCTATATTCATTTTGATGTCCTCCTTTACAAATTATTCTATAATATCCATTGCAAATATGCAATATAATAATTGCAATAATGCAATAAAATTCTTGACTTGCATTATTGCGTAGTCTATTATTTAATTATACTCGCATAAATGCAAGTTAGTGAGGTGATTATGTGGTCGACGTTGAAGAATTAAAAAGAGTCATGGTGAATAAGGGTGTCACAAATGAAAGATTATCAGAAGAATTAAATATAGATCCATCGACTCTGTACAGAAGACTTAAAAATAAAGGTTCTAAATTTAATATCGAGGAAGCTCAAAAAATTAAACAGGTCCTAAATTTATCTGATAGGGCAGCTATTAAAATTTTTTTTAAAAGATAACTTGCATAAATGCGAGTTTTCTCGATTATTTCAATAAAGGAGGTACCTAATGCAAATTTCTATTCCAGATGAATTTATTGAAGAGCTTGTGAAGGAGAAAGTGGAAGAAAAACTGAATGATTTTAAACACATGTACGCTGCGGTAGACATGAAAAAGTTAATTGAATTAACTGGATTAAGCAAAACTACTTTGACAAATCAATATACAAATCAACAAGAATTTATGGATATTACAGTAAAACATGGTACGAGAGTTTTGTATTTATATCCAGAGTGCGTAGAGGTATTCAAAAAAATAATAAAGGAGAAGCAAGGATGAGGTATTTATTAGCGATGATTATTCAAGTGTTACTTACGTTAGTGGCGCTAGCAATTAGCTTAACGTTTTGTGTGTTTTTCAATCTAGCAGTTCATCCAATATCATTAGCGATTACCTTAACGATGGTTTTAATGCTAATTATTTACGGAGGTACTGATGCAGGAAAGTTACTTCAAGACAAATAAAAAACCGCATCTAAATTCGCAGATTAGAAGCGGTTTACACATATGAGTTTATGAAATTGAACACCTTAATTATATCACATGGAGGTAATGAAATGAACGAAATTATAGAAATAAATAAACATAATCAATTAATACCCATTCGAGAAAATGATAATGGTGAAGTAGTTGTGAGTGGCAGAATGTTACATCAAGCATTAGAAGTGAAAACGGAATATAAAGATTGGTTCCCTAGGATGCTTAAATATGGTTTTGAAGAAAATCAAGATTATATTCCTGTCGTTCAAAAAGTAGAGGCTCAAAAAAGAGCGCGTACTTATGAACAAATTGACCATGTGATAAAACTCGACATGGCAAAAGAAATTTCAATGATACAAAGAAATGCTCCAGGTAAAAAGGCAAGACAATATTTTATTCAAGTAGAAAAAGCCTGGAACAGTCCAGAGATGATAATGAAAAGGGCATTGCAGATTGCTGATAAGAAGATCATTGCACTTGAGGAGCAAATAAAGCTCGATAAACCAAAAACGATTTTTGCCGATGCAGTTGCAGCAAGCAAAACATCTATTTTAGTAGGTGAGTTGGCAAAGTTGTTAAAACAAAATGGAGTAGAAATTGGCCAGAAAAGATTATTCGAGTATCTAAGAAATAATGGTTTTCTGATCAGGCGAAAAGGAACCGATTATAACATGCCTACACAATACTCTATGGAGAGAGGGTTATTCGAGATTAAAGAAACTTCAATTACACATTCAGATGGGCATGTATCAATTAACAAGACTCCTAAAGTTACAGGTAAAGGACAACAGTACTTTATTAATAGATTTTTAAATAATGAGGTGAAAAATAATGGCTACTAGATATGGTGATATTGATTTACTCGAACAAGCTGGATTTCAGGAAACTACAAGTTATAACCTAGAATGGTTTAAATCGTTTGGTAATCACAAAGTATTTATTTTCATAAAGGAACGTTTCTGGCATGTGCAGATTGCAAGATTCGGCTTAGATGGTGTAGGTGAAACAAGCATGAATACGCATAAAAAATATACAGATTTATCAAAAGCATTAAAAGATTTGGAGAGTTTTGAGAATAGATTGAACAAGAAACACTAGGAGGATTTTGAAATGGCAATTTACAGAACACATAAAGAGTCAGGGAGATTTATGATCCTGGACAAGACCTCAATTAAAGATACTAAATTAAGTTTAAAAGCTAAGGGTTTACTTGTCACGATGTTAGAAAAGCCAGACGGATGGAAGTTCTATGAAAGCGAACTCGTTAAAAGTTGTAAGGACGGAAAAGACAGCGTTAAAGCCGGAATCAAAGAATTAATTGATGCTGGATACCTTACAAGAACGAGAACAAGAGATGATAAAGGTCGTTTAGGAAATTATGATTATGACGTTTATGAAACACCAGTCCAGAACGGAAATTCCAACATAGGAAAAACCGACGTAGGAAAATCCAACGACGGAAAAACCAACGTCGGGAAATCCGTCCCTATTAATAATAACTTAAGTAATAATAACTTAATTAATAATAACAGTAGTAATAATGATTTGAATGATATGAATGATAAAAATAGAGAAATTAAAGATATTCATCCGGATCATACAGACTATTCAAATCATTTATCAGATAACAAATTTGATAATTCTCTTGAAGAAAAAGAGATAGAAGTACAGAACATGCCTGCAACATTAGCATCATACCTTATGAATTATGACATTACAGGAATTAAAGCGATTAAGTCCTCGTTACTTAAAGCTAAAAGTAGTTTTTACAACGAAGTAGAAGTTGAAGAGCGTATGACAATTGAAGACATCGAAGAACACCTGATTGCAGCACTTAAAAGAATCAATGTTAAAAGTCGAAAGTCTAATGAACCTATAGAAAATTTAGAAGCCTATATGTTCAAGACATTTAAAACTACATTCTTTGCAAATATTATTTGGAACGATGATGAAACAGTTGATGGTGATCCAGATGTATTAAGAGCATTTTTTGAAGATGGGATTGCTAGCGGTTATTAAGGAGTACTGAATATGAATGGTCAATTAACAACGATGCATAAAATCAATCAGTTGATAAATGAATATAGATTCCATCAAAGCGTATTAGAAGACATACATTATCGTTTGCAGTGTTGCCAGGATGAATACTATGTACAGCTACAACTAAGGTACTTACAGAATCTAATAAAATATAAAGCGGTCGAAAGGAAGGAATAAAAATGAACAGCATAATCAAGACAGCAATTATGAATCAAAAACAAGCCTATGACAAATACGTAGAAGAAGCATTTCAACTAGTTGAAGATAAAATATTATATTCAGCAAATATGGGTATGACATCCACGCTAATTACTGTAGATGATTTTTCAGTTAATGGTACTAGTAAGCTTAAAGTTTTATTTATAAGCAATACAGAGCGATTTATCAACGATTTAGCATATCACTTAGAAATTGATAAAGATTTAATCAAAAGAGTATACACTCCTAATCATCATAGTGATAACCAGATTACAGGAATCTTTATTAACTGGGGTGAAGCTGATGTTGAATAGAGTTGTCCTGGTAGGCCGATTAACAAAAGATCCTGAATATCGAGTAACTCAATCTGGAGTAGCAATTGCAAATTTTACTTTAGCAGTAAACAGAACATTTACAAATGCTAATGGTGAGCGACAAGCAGACTTTATAAACTGTATCGTCTTTCGCAAGCAAGCAGAAAACGTAAATACTTATTTGCATAAAGGAAGCTTAGCTGGCGTCGATGGTAGATTACAATCACGTAGCTATGACAATCAAGAAGGCAGACGAGTATTCGTTACTGAAGTTGTATGTGAATCAGTTCAATTCCTAGAACCTAAAAATTCAAGAAATAGTGCAGATCAATACAATGAATATCCGCAAGCACAACAAATTAACGATTATGCAGCACGTGACAAGAAAGCACAGGAAACAATGCCAGGTAATAATCCATTTGCAAATCAAGATGGACCAATTGATATAAGTGATGATGATTTACCATTTTAGATTAAGGAGATGAACGTATGAAGAGAAGAACAGGCTTTTTATATAATCGGCAAAATGAAAAGGTATGCAATGTATTACCACTAAGAGAAAACATGTATCAGATTGTTGCAGTGAAAGAATCGGACGTAATTCATACGTGCGGAATGACAGAAGAAGAGTTTGCAAGGTTCAAAAAACAAAATAATTTGTGCTGGATTGATGAATTAAAACAACCGACTTTATTCGACATTATGGCAGAGGAGTGCATATAAAATGACAAAGATTGATTTATCGAAGTTAGCAGATGGTGCTGTAAAAGAAAGGTTTGAGGATGCATTTAATAAAGCATTAGATAACATCCACGATTTGAATACTGATCCAAAGAAAACAAGAAAAGTAACGTTAGAAGTTAAGATTTCATCAGATGAAAATAGGGAGTTGTTATTTATGGATGTATCAGCAAAGACATCACTGCAATCAAGAACGCCAATTGGAGTAACGATGATGACAGGTGTGGACAGTAAAGGTAAGCCAGAAGCCACTGAATTGAAATCTGGAGCAAAGGACCAAACGTATTTTGATGATAATGGAACTGTTAGAGAAGACAATGGAAAACCTATAGAAAACAACAAAGTTACTGAAATTACTAAAAAACAATTACTTAAATAAAAAGGAGAATGAAAATTATGTTAAAAGAAGCACTTGAATGGATTAAATCAGAAACATCAGAAGTTAAGGAACTTGTTATTAACGGTGAAAGATATACAAGTAAACGACTCTATAAAGTTGTAAATCCTAAAGTAGATACAATCAAAATCGCAACATTAACAGGATTAGTAGATTACATCAAAAGCAATTTCGATAACTACAAGAAGTTTATGATCGTTGTTAAAAATTATAACGAAATCGAGTTAGTTACAAAACTTAATGTGAACCAGGAACGTGAAGAAGTTATTAGAGTAACTGCAGAACTACCGAAAATCACTTTTAACGACTTCATGGATACAGAAGAATTTATTATTCAATTGCAGTCAGTTTACCTGGAATCAGAAACAAGAAATAAATTATTAAAGCTTGTCGGAAATCTAAAAACAGAAGCTATTAAAACGCAAAGTGATGATGGTATTTCACAACTTGTTCAAGTGAAGCAGGGTGTAGCAACTGTCGGTGAAGAAGTGGTACCAAACCCAGTAACGCTTAAGCCATTCAGAACATTCACAGATGTCGTTCAACCTGAATCAGAATTTGTATTTAGATTAAAACAAAATAGCAACGGTTCAGTATATGCTGCATTATTTGAAGCGGATGGCGGTGTATGGAAGAACTTAGCGAGAGCGACAATTAAACAGTACTTTGAAGATAACTTAAGCGAAGAAATAGAAAGTGGAAATATCGTTGTTATTGGATAACAACGATATTCCTTAAGAGGTGCTATATGAGCAAATATGCAGATGCAATAATCACTCAATTTACTCGACTACTTAAAAGTAAAGTTGTTCTTGAAGATAACAATACTAAAGAATTGAGATGTGTAATAAAAGATATTAACGGTAGAGAATCAAGAAAGATATTTAGAGGAACTACCTGGAATGAAGTTGCATTTGAAGTTAATAGCTTTATGAATACAAATGCATTTAAAGAGGTTTATGTATGGACAATTCAACCACTTTATAAATAAGGAGAGCAAAGATGGATGATTTATATAACGTAATGAAAGTTACACCCGTTTTTGATTTTAATGATCACTTAGCTTATACAGTGACATCTAGAGATTTAGCAAAGAAATTAGTTAGAAAACATAATAAGAGTGTTAAAAATGTTAAGTCAAAATTATATATCGGTCCTGATGTATGGACTGTAGGAGGAAAAGAATATGAATGAATTAATAAAGAATGTTGAAAATTGGGCGAAAGACAAAGATTTACATAATGCTAATCCAGATAGACAAGCACTAAAGTTCTATGAAGAAGCTGGTGAAGTTGCTGCAGCTATGTCACGAGGAGACAAAGAAGCTCTAATGGACGGAATAGGAGATACAGTTGTTACATTAATTATCTTAGCAATGCAGCATGATATGACATTAGAAGAGTGTTTAGCATATGCATATAACGAAATTAGAGATAGAAAAGGTGAAACTATTAATGGGACATTCATCAAAGCAGAAGACTTGTAAAAAAGATGTACTAGATAGAATTAGAGATCTATTAAATAAATGATATGGATGAAGCGGGCAACCGCTTCTTATCATTATCAAGTAATAGAGGTGTCTGATGTTTAAAAAAGGTAAATATATTAAATGCAAAACAACAGGTAACTTATATGTGATCACAGGGTGCAGCAAGTCTCATGTTTACTTTAAAGGTTGGGGTATTTCTGGGGGAATACCTAAAGTAGCGTTTAGTGATGATTTTACATTGATTTAGGAGGGATAGAGAATGAAAGGCTTTGAAGTAATCGCCATCACTGAAAATGGCGTGAAGAAAGTCGTTATACATGCTGATTTGATTGGCGACATAAACGAACAGATTAAGAACTATCCTAAAGGAATGCCGATGACAATGCAGAGTGGAAAAGTTGAAATGGTGTTAGCTTTCTTAATTCCAACAGAAGAAATATTGAATTGTGGATTGTTGATACCACCTAGAGAAAAGGAGGAGATAGTATGATACCGAAGAAAAGGATGGGAAAAATGCGTTTCAACGGCAGAAAAATAGAAGAGTATTGTTCTTTGTATGAATGTCCAATTTGTGGAACAGAAGTAATCAAACCCACTGGAGAAGGAAACAGACTTACAGCTTGTAGTCAAAGATGCGCTGAATTAAATAAACCTAAAAGAGGGAGAAAACTATTGCTTATTAGTGGGTATCTTTATCGTTATTTACCTGAACACCCTAATGCGAACAATATGGGATATGTAGCAGAACATAGATATGTATTAGAACAAAAAATAGGTCGATATTTAACTGATGATGAAGTAGCACACCACATAAATGAAAATAAACTCGATAATAGTCCAAAAAATTTAGAATTGATGACTAGGTCAGACCATAGTAGAAAACACGCTTTAGAGAGGGGGAGGGAACGTAATGGAAAATTTAAAATTTAGAGTATGGGATAGATACGATAAGTGTATGTCAAACGATGTATATCTCACGGGGCAAACGTTTTACGAAAGTTTAAATGAGATATTGGCAGATGAACAATATATTCTCATGCAATCAACAGGCTTACGTGATAAGAATGGTAAGGAGATTTATGAAGGGGATATAGTTGAATGTTACACAGAAGGTCTATCGGTAGTTGAATTTGTAGAAGGTGTGTTCGGGTTACGATGTAATGGATATTTTGAAGGTTTCAATTTAGTTAATGGTCAATGCGTTATCATCGGCAACATTCACGAGCATTCAGAACTGCTAGAGGAGGATGGCGATGTCATTGATAAAAACTAAAGTAAAGACATTTGAGGACAATCGTTTAGACGAATTGGAACAAGAAATCAATGAATTTACAAATGGAGTAGATGGCAAGGTATTGAATATCGACATTAAACCTTTCGATTCGTTAGGTTATGGACTGTGTTATTTAGGAATTGTTACTTATCATGATTTAAGTTTATTTAAAGTAGGAGATGACGAGTAACATCCGTCAAACGTCCGTTCAATCGGACGATAAAAATCACAAGGAGGAAATGAGAGATGGAAAGATACATTACAGTAAATAAAGAAGTATTTATTTCGGATGAATATATCAAAGCAAAAAGAGACGACCATGTATTAAATGTATCAGACTTAAACGAGAATGCTGGATTTACACAATTTGTATTGGTATTTCAAGGTGGACAATTTTGTTGTGAAGATTCAGATATTAATATAATCGGTGAAAATCCGTTTAATAAAAGTCTATTTGTCAGTGGTGTAAAAATAGAATCTTTGGATAACTATGAAACAGAGAATGGTTGGGGACTTAATGAAGGTGGAGCAATGAAAGTTACATTGATTACACCAGACTTTAATTATGCAATTATTTTTTACAACGCACATAACGGTTATTATTGTCACTCAATCGACATGGAACACCTAGAAAATGGAGAAATTAGTTTTAAATATAATGACTTTCTATAAAAAACTCACGAAAGGAGAGGGGATTGTGAACACGATCAATGTATACGATGGTAACGGTAATTTAGTAGCATATTCATATCATATAGGACGAGAAAGAATAGAACCTGAAAATGATGGGTGGATAGAATTTATCAAACATTATCCAGGTAGCAGTGATGAAGTGATACAAAAGATTAAACTGTACGCTAAAGACAATATGTATGTAGAAGGTGGCACACCTTGTTTTAAATACAAGAACGAACATTATTATATACCTTCTGAATGTTATGAAATTTATGAAGGTAAAGCACAAGAATCTATACCATTATCAGAAATATTCGAACAACTCGAAAAAGAGAATGACGAATGAACTTCGAAAAAATGTGGTTCGCATTAAATAGTCATATCGAAACAGTAAAAACAAAAGCGTACGAAGATGGATTTGCAGATGATTACGAACAGTATCTACATTTTTCAGAAATTGTGCAAGAAATTGAAAATGATGAGATTGCGAGAATTAGAAAGGAGAATGACGAATGAAGAGTAGAAGACATAGGGCAATCTACTGGGCTTATACAGGTAAAAAGAAAAAGCATAAAGTAACACGATCTTATGATGAATTAGAAGCTAGGTTTAATATTGTTAAAGCCATAAGCTTCATGGCTAACAAATCATTTAATAAAATTGGTGAAGCAGTTAGTAAATTGAGAGTAGCCTTTAGGGATTACAAACACTTGAAGCGGTCATAAAAAAAGAGCCTTCATGGCTCTGAGATAATATACTCGACACTTATATTATATCAGAATCATGGAGGTTACTAAATGACTTTATTATTAGAGATTAAGAACCTGGATTTTATCAAAACAAGAAAGAATGTATATAAACTATTTAATAAGTACAACAGACTATTATGCCTTATGCCAATAAGAAGTTACCCTTCTGTTACTCAGTCATTTAGTTTAGAACCACCAACAACAGTCATGGATCTGAATAAGATTGAGTTGAGTGTTTCAAAGAATATTGAACGTGAGCAAATGATGTTAGAACGACAGCAACTAATGGATAATCTTCACAATGCTATCGATAATCTAAAGCCTGATGAAAAGTATATTATCGTTAATAAGTATCTACAAGAAGAGCGAGGTATAGATATTGATATTTATACAGAATTAGGTATAGGGAAGACGAAGTACTATGAGATTAAGAATGATGCTATTATACGACTTGCTTTTTATTTAGGGATGGAAGAGTATTCGGAGGTGACAGAGTAATGAACTTTGTAGAACCTATTCGTAATCCCGACATGATAAAAGCGATTGAGAGACATCTAAAAGAGAAGAATGAGCGTAACTATATATTATTCCTTATCGGGATATATTGCGGGCTAAGAATATCAGACATTCTACAATTAAGAGTTTCATCAGTGCAAGGTAACACAATAAGATTGAGAGAACAAAAGACAGGAAAGCAAAGAAAGATAGTAATCCATAAGAATTTAAAAGGACCGCTCAATGATTTTATAAAAGGGAAACCACCTGAAGAATTTATTATAAAGTCACGTCAGGGATTTAATAAACCAATATCAAGAGATATGGCATATAAGATATTAAGAGATCTAACAGATTACTTTGAGCTAGAATCAATCGGCACACACTCGATGCGTAAGACTTTCGGATATCATTATTACAAAGGAACGAAAGACGTTGCTACGCTGCAGAAGATATTTAATCACAGTAGTGAAGCTATAACATTAAAATACATTGGTATAACGCAGGATAGCATAGATGAAGCTATGACTAACTTTGAATTTGTATATTGAAAAGGGAGATAATTATGAGGAAATATTATTATGCATTGGTATCAGTTGATAATAGCATAGAAATTTATTGGGCAAAGTCATTTAGTAAACGATATGCTAAGTTCAAGCTTATCAAATATATTAGAAAGAAACTTAGACCTACAGGATATGAACCACCTTTAAAATTTATAATGTATAGATATTGTAAAGATGAAGAACCGATATTAATTTATAAAGAATTGAGCCTATGGTGATAACTAGATCTGATATTAATCAGGTCTATTTTTTATGAATATCAACAAATAAAATACTTTAGTTACATAAAGAGTTATTCATATTTAAGGTATGTATAACTAATTTTCAGATAACTTATGGAAGTGTTGATATGTATAGGGTTATAATAGATATGTGAGTTATACACAATATTAGATATGAATAACTGAATGGGAGAAAGATACAATTGAAAAATCTTAAAATAACAGTTTTTATTATATTATTTTCTATATGTATAGTGGTTCTTATTCCTTCTTGCATTGTATTCTTTATGAATAGAATTAGTAATCCTTTACAAGACACCGGGAATAAAGAATGGTTGGGGTTCTGGTCATCATATGCTGGGAATATTATTGGATTAATTGGCTTAGCCATAGTGACGCAATATCAAAATAATAATCAAAAAAAGTATTTAAACACACAATTAAATGAAGATAATAAAAGATTGAAGTTAGATATAATCAGAACGGTTATACATGAAAATCGAGATTTAATACGAAATGAAGTTGGTGCATTTAGACATAATATTTTAATTTTTATTCAAGAAACAGAGGAATACTCAAGTGATACTATTAAGTTAAATCTAGATATAAATGATTATCTAAATTCTTTAACTTATATTCATACTCTTGCTAAACAATTAAATACGTTTTACCCATACGATAAGTTTGAAAATATTAATAATTTAAAAAATGAAATCATTGATAAATTTCTTAACATAATGATATATAATGTCGGGGAAGAAAATATTGCTAGCTTAAACACAGAAGTGGATTATAGCATGATGATTGACGACCATAAAATTGAAAGAATTGATGGTATATTGAAACAAAGAATAAGCTTTGTGTTTGATGAAACTTATTCAGTTTTAGAGGAATTAAGTGAGATTAATGATAAAGTGAATATGATGAATAACTTGATTGATAAACAAGTTAAATATCAAATGGAATGTTTAAGCAAAGACATAAATGATTTATAATACTCTATTAATTTTCCCGAACTTTTCGCGAACTTTTCACGAACTTTTCACGAACTTTTCACGAACTTTTCACGAACACATTTATTATTTAGATGTATTAATATTATATTGTAGATAAATATATCAAGGGCACGAGCGATATGCTTGTGTCCTTTTTGTTTGGTGGTGAATCAATGGCTAGTAAGTCTGATAGTGTATGTTCTTATCCTGGATGCAGTAGGACTACGAGTGGTAGATACTGTGAGGTACATAGTCATACTACTAAACAGAAACATAAGGAGTATGATCGCGAACGTACAGACCAGCAAGAGGTAAGCTTCTATAACTCTAAACCATGGAAGGATGTCAGGGCGGCTGTACTTCAACGTGACTTCTATTTGTGTCAGCAATGTAAGCGACAGGGCATTACAACCTTTGGCAACATAGTGCATCACATAGTAGAACTTAAGGATGACTGGTCACTGAGACTAGACATGAACAACCTAGAGACTGTGTGCAGTGCATGTCACAACCAAGAGCATACCAAGACAAAGAAGGGCCTTAATACAAGTACTAAGAATCATGTAATAGTCGTTGTTGGTCTACCTGGAAGTGGAAAGAGTACCTTTGTTGATAATAACTGTGATAAAGAAAAAGACATCATTATAGATATAGAAGAATTAATATCAAATGTATCTAACAGACCGCTTCATGACAGAACACATAATGCCTATGACTCTGTTGAAATGGTCAATGATATGGTCAGTACTGTATTAGACAACCTAACGTTAGAAAAGTATAAGTTCAGGCGATTATGGTTAGTTAAACCAACTTTAAGCACATCAGAATCGAATAAGCTTAAACGTATCAACTGTAAATTTGTACACATTATCAGACAAAGAAGTTTGTGTGAACATACAGTAGAAGTTGCAGGCAGAAGGATTCAAAGCAATGTATTTAATCAGATTGAAGACAACATAAACAAAATGAAACAGATTTTAAAAGTGGAAGAGCATGAAGCTTATGAAAAAATAAAATTTTAATTCACACCCCCCACCTTAAATCTCTAAGAATAACCGTCAAAACAACGGCGCCCCAGTCAAACGCACACAAAATTCGCTCAAAAAAATCTCAATATAGCAAAAAGGAGGTGCATTACATGGGAAATCAAGCGCAATCCATCGAATTACAATTGATACATGGGAATAAGAATCGTAGGACAAAAGCTGAAATTGAAAAAAGACGAAAAGCTGAAGAAGCGTTGAAAGCTGCAAAGGATAAACTGAAACCTCCTACCTGGTTGGATAAGTTGGCCAAAAAAGAATTTAGGTATATTGTAGATCAGATGTCAGAACTTGATGTATTGAATAATCTTGATGTTCATGCTTTGTCAATGTACTGTGATGCATACTCTAATTATGTTGAGATAACTAAGCTTATCAATGAAACAGGTTTAGCAAGAAGAGTAGTCGTTGATTATACAGAGGATAATGAGCCAATTTATGAATTGGTTATGGACAAAGAAGCAATATTAAGAAAGAAACAATTCTATGATCAGGTCAGACAGTTAGGAATTCAGTTTGGATTTACGCCATCTGCTCGAGCAAAGATGGCATTATCACAAGCAAAGGCGGAACTCGCTGGAGAAGATGAGGAGTTTGATGTGTAATGGAATTAAGAAATTATTTAATTAAATACTCAAATGACGTATTAAGCGGAGAAATTGTTGCTTGTGAAAAACATAAGTGGGCATGTCTCCGTTTTTTAAATGACTTAGAACGGGAAAGATTTCAACAATTCCCATATGTTTTTAATGAGGAAAAAGCGTTGCGTTTCTTAAAGTGGATGACAAAGTTCAAACACACAAAAGGTCCTTTAAGAGGTACACCAATTGAACCAACTCCAATTCAAATTTTTATCTTTTCTAATGTATATGGCTGGGTACATTATAAAACTGGATATAGAAGATTTACTCTAGGTTACTGGCAGGTAGGAAGAAAAAACGCTAAATCTCAAACACTGTCTTGTGTAGGATCTTACGAAGCAAGTGCATTAGGTGAAGGTATGGCAGAGGTTTATATCGGTGCAACAAAAAAAGAACAAGCTAATATAATCTTTAACGAAATGTCTGCCCAGATAAGAAACTCAGAATTTAATGATAAATTCCAAACGAAATATGGAAAAATTGAACACATTAAATCTAATTCGACGATTGTCTCTCTATCTAAAGAAGATAATAAAAAGGGGGACGGATTTAACCCTCAAGCAGGACTTATTGATGAATACCATTTGCATGAAACAACTGAAGTATATGATGTAATTCTTACGGGTATGGGTGCCCGTTCTCAACCTTTATTATTCATAATTACGACAGCTGGTAGTGATTTAAATAAACCATGCTATACAGTCGAGTATGATTATGTATCAAAAATATTGAATCCTAATATTCCTATAGAAAATGATAACTATTTTGTGATGGTTAATGAACTTGATAAAGGCGACGATATTAGAGATGAACATAATTGGATTAAAGCGAATCCTATTGCAGCATCACATGACGAAGGTATTGAATATCTGAGAAAGATGATGAGACGTGCAAATGATGTACCATCCTATATGAAGACGTTTTTAACTAAAAATATGAATGTCTGGGTAGATGCAAAGGATAATGGCTATATGAAAATGGATAAATGGAATAAGTGCGGTGAAATATCATCTGCTGATTTAGATGGCAAAGAGTGCTATGTAGGTGTCGATTTATCAAAAAAAATTGACTTAACATCTGTTAGTTTTGTTTTTCCTAATTCAGACGGCACTTATGATATAAGATCGCATTCATTCTTGCCAGAAGAAGCATTACGAGAAAGAGAAAATACAGACAAAGTACCTTATTCTATGTGGGTTGAAGAAGGGTATTTAACTGCTACTCCAGGAGATGTAGTTGATTATAACTATATTGAACATTATATCGATATTATAGTGAGGGAAAAAGGATGGAAAGTAGTTGAAATTGACTTTGACCCATATAATGCGACACACTTCGCCTCTAATATGCAATATAAGGGCTATAAGACGGTTGAAATATCTCAGAGTATGAAAGTGTTAAGTGAGCCGACTTCGTTCTTTAGGGAGTGTGTTTTTGAAGGGAAAGTAAGACATGATAATAATCCAGTATTGACTTGGGCTGTATCTAACGCGATTGAAAAATCAGATGCACAGGGTAATATAATGCTAGATAAACAGAAATCAAAAGACAGAATTGACCCTATTGCTTCAACAATATTTGCATTTGTCAGAGCGATGGTTGATGAAGGACCTTCAATAAATGATCATATCGCTAGTCAGGAATTCACATTTTAGGTGGTGGCCAAATGTTAGAAAAATTATTAAGAATTATATTGCTATTTTTGGATGACATGCTGCTAATTGCAGGCATGTCATTAATTATTACTGCAGCATTTATTATTGGTGTTGTATATGGGTTAGTTATAACTGGAGTAATGTTAATTGCTTTAGCGTATTTGATAGGTAGAAAGAGGTGAGTAAATGTTATTTAGCAGTAAAAAATCATTAAATGTAAATAATGAAATATATACTGGCAGTCAAAATTGGTTCAACACAATGTTTAATTCTGATATATCTTCAAAGATTACTGAAGATACAGCAATTAAAACAAGTGAAGTTTATACATGTATTAAAGTTCTTGCTGATGATATTGCAAAATATCCGATATCAGTTAAGCAAAAAGCGAATAATAAGTTAACAACAGAACATACGCATCCAGTTCATATTTGCTTGAATAAGCAACCGAATAAGAATATGACACCGTTTGTATGGAAACGTCTTATGATTTTTCACATGATGTTATATGGTAACGCATATAACGTGATTATGAGAAATAATAAAGGTGAAGTAACTGAGATATTACCTCTAAGCCCATTAACGACTTCTAAACAATACGATAGAGATAATGCGAAATACGTATATTTCACAATGTTAAATGGTAAGCATTACAAGATAGATACGGATGATGTTCTGCACTTTTTAGAACTTAGTTTTGATGGTCATGTTGGTCTTTCACCTATAGAAGTCATTAGAGAGAACTTGGCAACGAACATTGGCGGAAATAAGCACCAGGCAAAATTTTATCAAAAGAGTGCGATTCCAAGAGGTATATTAAAAACTACTGAAATTGTTAGTCCGGAAAACAAAAAGAAATTACGTGAAGCGTGGTACGAAGTAAACAATGAAGAAGATGTTGCAATTATGGACGCTGGACTTGATTTCAGTACAATAACTATTCCTCAAAAAGATGCACAATTCATTGAGTCAATGAAATTTAACAAGTTACAGATTGCTGGTATCTATAAAGTGCCTCCGCATAAAATTGGTGAGCTTGATCGTGCGACGTTCTCTAATATTGAACAGCAGTCATTACAATATGTTATTAATACGATACTTCCTATCGTTACAAACTTTGAGCAAGAATGTAACGTTAAATTACTTAATATTGTTGATGAAACTGAAAATCGTTACTGTAAGTTCAATCTTGAAGCGGAACTACGTGGAGATAGTGAATCAAGAGCGAAGATGTATGAAACGATGCAAAGAATAGGCGCATATAATATCAATGATATTTTAGAATTTGAAGATAGGCCTTTACTTGAAAATGAATTAGGTGATATGCATTTCGGTAACTTGAACTTAGTACCGTTAGACATTATGCGTGAATATCAATTATCAAAAGCAAAAAATAAATCAGATAGTAATGATAGTAAAGGAGGTGATAATCAGAATGCCGAGTAAATACTATGCAATGAAAGTATTAAACGAAAGCACTGCAGAGATTGATATTTATGGTGCGATTGAGTCTGAAGGATGGTTTAGTGAAAGCTCAGCGAAAAAGTTCAACAATGAATTAAAGGAACTTGGAGATGTAAATACGATTTACTTAAACATTAACAGTCCAGGTGGTGACGTATTTGAGGGACAAGCGATTTATTCAATGCTTAAAAGACATAAAGCTCATATTATTGCTCGTATTGATGGATGCGCTGCCTCCATAGCAGGTGTAATCGCAATGGCAGGTGATACTGTCTCGATGCCGAACAATGCAATGCTAATGATTCATGATCCATGGACATTTGCGATTGGAAACAGTCGTGAAATGCGAAAAGTTGCAGATGACTTAGATAAGATTAATGAGTCTATCGTAAATACTTATCTAAATAAGACAGATGGTAAAACTACCGAAAGTAATATCAGGACGATGATGCAAGAGGAAACATGGTTAAGTGCAGATGATGCGCTTAAATATGGTTTTATCGATGAAATCACTGAAGAAGTTAAAGTTGCAGCATCAATTGATAAATCATTTGCAGAACGTTATAAGAATGTTCCTAAAAACTTAATGAAAAATGATGAATTAGAATCTGAAAAAGCTAAGGCTTATGCTCAAATTATTGAGTTGGCCAAACGATAGCTACGAGGTGATCTAAATATCTCGACGCAAGTTACGTCGTTAAATAATTACTCAAAGGCATGTCAATTATGACGATGCTTATTTTTTATGCAATTTACATCAAAAAAACAATATAAATTGGAGGAAAAGAGATGAAATTAAAAGATTTACAAGCATTACGTGCTAAAGCTTTAGATGAAGCAACTGAAGCAGTAGACAATGGAGATATGGAAACATACAAAGCGAAGTATGAAGAAGCAGAGAGTTATTTAGCTCAAATTAATGCATTAAATGATTTAGAGCAAGCTAAAAATGTTAATACAGTAATAGATTTTAATTTAATGCCTGGTAATGAATCAGAAAAAGAAGTAAAAAACGAGCTTAAAGCATTTGCTAACTATATGCGATCTGGAGAAGTTTCAGCAGCAATGGTAGAAAAGACTGATGAAGATGGTGGATATATCGTACCTGAAGACCTCAGCATGAAGATTAATGAATATAAACGTAACTTCGAGCCTTTAGAAAACTTGGTTAATGTAGAACCGGTAAGACGTCTTAAAGGTTCACGTTTATATGAAAAGTCAGGAGACATGACTCCATTTGTTGCGGTTGAAGAAATGGGTGAGATTCCTGAAATTGATGGTTCTAAATTTGAACGTATCGTGTATGATATCAAAAACTATGCTGGTATCTTACCGATGTCGAACGACTTAATCCAAGATAGCGATGAAAATGTTATTGATTATGCTGCTCGTTGGGGTGCACGTAAATCTGTAGTGACTCGTAACTCACTTATCTTAAATGTTATTAAGACTTTAGATGCAGTAACACTTAGAACAACAGATGATATTAAGAAAGCAATGAATGTAACATTAGATCCATCATTCCTAAATACTTCTATAATCGTTACAAATCAAGACGGTTTTAATTATTTAGACACTTTGAAAGATAAAGATGGAAAATACTTAATGCAGCCAATTGTGACTGATCCCAGCAAAAGCCGAATCTTCGGTAAAGAAGTTAAAGTTATCGGTAATAAATTCTTGCCATCAGAAGGTACTGTAGCGCCGTTAATTATCGGCGATTTAAAAGAAGCAGTAACTTTATTTGACCGTCAGCAACAGTCAATTTTAACTACTAATATTGGTGGTAAAGCATTTACTCGCAACTCTACTGATATGCGATTTATCGAACGTGAAGACGTTAAATTAGTAGATAAAGCAGCTGTTGTTTACGGTAAGCTTGATACTGCTGTAATTGAAACTGTTTAGGAGTGAATTATTATGGAAGTGACATTGCTGGATGAAATTAAAGAATTTTGCAAAATTGACGGAGATGAAGAGGATGTCACTCTCAATTCATTGATTGAAGCGGCTAAACTCTTCATCTTGTCAAAAACTAATTATCGTTTCGGATATTTCGAAGATGTTAATGATCAACCTATGGAAAATCCACAGGCTATACTTGCTTTAAAAATGTTAGTGATGCACTGGTATGAGAATAGGGAGCCTACAGGACAAGCAGAATTAATTACTTATTCGCTCAATGCTTTAATCATTCATTTATCTATTGAATATGGTGGGTTTAAATATGAAACCATATAGAAAAGTAAATGAAAAAGTAGGCAGATTAGATAAAATAATTACTATAATCACTACTAACGATGTATCAGAAGATGGATGGAATAATAACGAAGAAATTGTATTTCATAAGTGCTGGGCACAATTAGTCGATATTCGAACGAGAGATTATAATTCTGCAGTTCAAGTTGGTACTGAAAATCAAATCTACTTTAGGATTAGGTTTAAAGAAGGTATCACAACTGATATGAGTATTCGTTACAAAGATGAACATTACTCAATCGTTGATATGTTAGATAAGGATGAACGATTACCATACATGTACATCGTTGCAAAGCGTACAACGTTATGAGTTTAAAGACATCAGGCTTTGATAATACTAACTTGAATAAGTTGTTAATGAATATTAATGGCGCACGTAATAAAGTAGTTCAGGCAGGTGCAGAAGTACAGTTTAAAGCTATTAAGGAAGATATCTTTGTTGATACAGGTAAAGCAAGAGATAGGCTTGTAATAGGTAAACCACATCAAAGAAATGGTGAAACGATAATTAAAATAGGTTGGCCAGAAGGTAGTAAGGTTGAATATAGAGCTCATTTTGTCGAATGGGGTACAGTTCATCAGAAACCACAAATGAAAATAACGAATGCGGTAAAAAATTCAATGGAAGCTAAAAAGAGAGCAATGAATGCTGTTATGAGAAGGGAGTATGGTTTGAATGGATGATCCATATAAATTTATTCGGGATATAATCGTTTCTAATAGCGAAATCGTAAAAATGATTCCTTCAAGCAATGTTAGAAACATAGATATTCCTGAAACTTTGAAAAGTTCTCCGCCATACATCAGAATAACGCTTTTAGATGCTCCTGATTTATCTTTCGGAGATGGTGAAATTAGAGCAGCAGGATATTATTTTCAAGTTGATATATGGCAAAAAACAGGTTTATTAACTTTAGGTAATAAAATTAAGAAATTACTTAAGCAAAATGACTTTAGTTGTGTTGATTTTTTAGAGGCACATACTGAAAAGATAGCAGATAACGTCACGCTCTATAGAGATGCGAGACGTTATTTTTATGCATACGAATTAAAAGAAGAAGAAATTTATTAAAAATTAGGAGGATTTATATATGCCATTTGTAAAAATTACAGAAACATTAGGTTCAACAGTAAACATTAGCGGTTTTCACTTTGCAGAATTAACGACAGATGAAGCAGGTAAGGCACCAGTGTATGGTGAAATCAACCATATTCGAGGTGCACAAGACATTAAAGTAACCCCAAGTGAAGATATGATCGAAAACTGGGGAGACGGTGAAGTTCAGGAATCTGCAGTTTCTCAAGGTAAAACTAAAGTAGATTTACAAGCATTTGCGATTCCTTTAGAAACACGTGCATTTCTTGCAGGTTTAGAAGTAGATGAAGATGGATTGGTTACAAAACATGGTGGTGTTTTGAATCCACCTACAGTTGGAGCAGTATTCTATAAAGAACGTAAAAATAAAGATATCGAATGCATTGCATTATTACGTGGTGTATTCCAAGTAGAAGGTGATCAAGGAAAAACTGCTGATGACAAGATTGAATTTAGTAATCAATCTATTACAGGTGAATTCTCTGGACGTATTTCAGATGGAAAAGTTGAACATCGTAAATATATTAAAAAAGATGACTACGAAACTTTGGATGCATTCTTTACTAAAGTCTTCGGAAAAGAAGCACCAGTCACAGCTACGCCTAAGGGTTGGAGTGCACGTACTATTTAATTATTAGGAGGAATAATTTATGACGACTAAGAAAACTGAAACAGAATCTACAACAACTAAAGTTGAAAAGAAAGATGAATATGTTGTTGTTATTCCGTTTTACGATGCTGAAGACAAAGGTAAGGAATATTTAATTAATGATCCATATCCTAAACCAGCAAGTAAAAAAGCAACTCAAAAACGCATTGATCAGTTATTAAACCATGAAAATGGTAAATCATATATTCGTAAGAAGTAAAACATCAGGGGACTTGTTCCCCTTTTATTTTGGCCAAAATAAAAGGAAAAGAGGAATTTATAATGACAGAAGAATTAAATTTAGAACAAGAAGTAGAAAAGGACTTTTTAAAGGAGATTACATTAGTTAATTCAGCAGGTGCAGAGCGTACAATTACAGCGCCTAAAGTTATCCCAGGGCGCGTCTATCGTAAAGCAATTTCACTAGGATATAAAGAACGTAAATTAACTTATAAGAATGATGGAAAAGGGAAATACGAATTAGACGAAGAAGGTAACTTTATCCCAGAACGATTCACTGAAGAAAAAGAACTTGAATTATTAAGTGTATATGAAGAATTTATTGTTGAATACTTTAATAATCAATTTACTGTTGAAGAATTACAAGATGGATTAGATGCACGTATTTATCAGGAAACGTTGTTACACGCATATCATAGTGCGTTGGGAAACCGTACGGTACCAGTGAAGAAATAAGCGATGAAGATATTGAAGATGTAGATCTTGATGATGTTGTGAGGATGTTTGATAAAAATATTGCAGTCATTGCTAAATATTTCAACACTTCTCCATTAGAAATAATGAATGGAGATTATCATTACTACATGTATCAATATAATCTAGCGATAGAAGATGAAGTTAATGCTTCAACTTCAAATAATAAAAAAGTCGAAAGCCTATTCGATGCATTCTAGTGAGTGTATTGAATAGGTTTATTTTTTTGAGAAAGGAGGATAAATATGAGCGTAATTGGTGAACCAATTGGTAAATCGGTTGTTGAAGTTGGTCTTGATGATAGTAAGTTAGTAAAAGGATTATCAAATTTAAATGCTCAAATGCGTTTAGCAGATAATACATGGAAACAATCGCTTTCAACATTTAAACAATCAGATAGATCGATTGAAAAATTATCTGTAAGTGTTAAAGGTATGAGTGATAAGTTAAAGGCACAATCTCAGATTGTTGAAGCGCACAAGCAGAAAGTTGCTAAACTCACGAGTGAATACGGTGAAACACATACTAAAGTTATTAGAGCGAATGCTGAATTAAAGAAACAAGAGGCGACATTTGGTAATTTAAAACGTTCTATCAGTGAAGTTACTAGTGAGATTGAGCAATTAAAGAAAGCAGAGCAAATCAATAACTCACCGTGGGGTAAGAGAAGTCAGGAATTGCAGCATTATAGCGATAGACTTTCTGCGGTTGGCGATAAAATGACAAGTATTGGCCAGAATATGTCTATGACTGTAACTGCCCCGATTGCTGCAGGTTTTGGTATTGCTGTAAAGTCATCAATGGACTTTGAAGCTCAGATGGATAGAGTTGGTGCTATTTCAGATACAACTGGTGCTAAATTCAACGATATGACAAAGCTTGCAATGGAACTCGGTGCAAGCACTACAAAGTCAGCATCTGAAGTGGCAAAAGGTATGGAAGAAATGGCTGCAAAAGGCTATAATGCTAATCAAATTATGCAAGCTATGCCTGGAATTATTTCTGCTGCTGAAGCATCTGGAAGTGATATGGCTCAAACTGCTGAAGTAATGGCCAGTGCCATGAATGCCTTTGGTATCGAAGCAGGGAAATCAGGACATGTTGCTGACGTTCTCGCTCAAACTGCAAATCAATCAGCAGCCGATATTACAGACATGCAATATGCACTTAAATATGCTGCAGCACCTGCACATTCTTTAGGTATGAGCTTAGAAGAAACAAGTGCATCTATTGGTATGATGGTTGATGCAGGTCTTAAAGGTGAGCAAGCAGGTACTACATTACGTGGTGCGTTATTAGGTCTGTTAGATCCGTCTGAGCAAAACTCTAAGATGATGGACAAGATGGGTATAGCAATCACTGACAATGAAGGTAACTTCGTTGGAATGTCTAAGCTTATTGGTAATTTACAAGAATCAATGGAAGGTATGACAGATACTCAAAAAGCAGCGACTTTATCTCAACTTGTTGGAAAAGAAGCAGTTTCAGGTATGTTAGTCATGATGCAAAAGAGTCCCGAACAAATAGATAAAATGACTCATGCATTAGAACAATCTGACGGTGCTTCTAAAAAAGCAGCTGATGCAATGATGGACAACTTAAAAGGCGCTGTTGAAGAAATGAAAGGTGCCTTTGAAACGTTAGGTATTCAAGTTGGCCAAGATTTAACGCCAATGATAAAAGGGCTTGCAGACGGATTACAATGGGCAGCAACTAGTTTCTCTGAAATGCCTGGTTGGGCTCGTAAAACTGCAGTTGGAATTGGCCTAGTAGCAGCTGCAACTGGACCAGTTATTTTAGGGTTAGGTATTGTTGCTAAATCCGCAAGTACTGCAGCATCGGGTTTATCGAGATTAACAGGCACATATGCTAAAAATACTGTAGCGGCAGAAGTTAATGCAGCTGCTAACTTAGCAGCAGGTGCTTCAATCGAAAAACAAGGCGGAAAACTTGGTAAAATTGCAGGATTATTCGCTAATCTTGGAAAAGGTGCGACTGGTGCAGCAGGTTCTGTTGGTTTATTAGGTAGAGCAGGAAGTATAGCATCAAAAGGCATTGGCTTATTTGCATCAGGTCCAGTTGGCATTGCAATTGGAGTTGTTGCAACTTTAGCTACAACGTTTAAACTCGCTTATGATCATATTGGTTGGTTTCATGATGGTGTTGAAAATACAAAGAAATTACTTGGAGAAGTAGCATCAACAATTGATTTTGATTGGGTTGGCAACTTAGGTAATGGTATAAAAGATACTGGTAAGTGGTTAGCTGATTCTACTGGTAAACTTGCGCGTTTTGGATTTGAAATCAGTCCTATTGGCATGATCTCTAAAAACACATTTAAAGTAGTAGGAGATTCGGTAAAGAAAGCTACAGATACGGTTGATGTCTTTGGAAAAGGTGTGAGCAAGTCAACAAAGAAAGTGTTACAAGAATATACAGATCTTTCAATGAAAGCTTCTAAAAAACTTGAAGACCTTAAGATTAATCACAAGACAATCGGTGATCAACAATATAAAGAAGTTGTTTCTATTTATTCAAAGATTAATGCTGATGTTACAAAAAAACTTGGTGAACGTCATAAAAGAGAAACTGATGGACTTAGAAAACTTTTGGTTGATACTAAAGGTATCTCTAATCAAGAAAAGCAAAGAATTGTTACTGAAGCACAATCTGGAAATGCGGCAGAAGTTAAAGCTGCTAAAACGATAAATAAACAGATAATGGATATTTACAAAAAAGCTAAAACTGAAAAGCGTGCATTAACTCGTACTGAAGAAAATAAGATAGCTAACTTACAGAAACAAATGGATCAGAAAGTTGTTGCTTCATTAAGTAATAGTGAGAAAGAGCAAAGAATTATATTAGGAAGATTAAAGAGCAACAAGAAAACTCTTTCTATTCAAGCAGCTTCTGAAGTGATTAAAGCTTCTGCTAAAGAACGTGATGAATCTATTAAGAATGCACGTAAAAAACGAGATAAAACGATTGATGAAGCAATATATCAAAGAGATATAACAAAAAATATTTCTAAAGAACAAGCAGATAAAATCATTAAGGATGCCGAAAGACAGTATAAAAAGTCAAAAAATAGTGCTGAATCTCAACACAAAGATGTTGTTAAAGAAGCCGAACGTCAAAATAAAGGTGTTAGAAGAGAAATTGATTCTCAAACAGGTAGAGTTCTATCTAATTGGGAAAAATTAAAAAAAGATACTAAACCTATAGTCTCTTTGATCACTAGTTTTTCGGTTGGAAAATTTAAAGAAATGTATAAGGGTGTTACAAAATGGATTGGAGATTCCAAAGAATATATTAGCGATACATTTTCAAAGATTTATAAAAATATATCCAAAACTGCAGAAAATATTAGAGAAGCCACTGTAGATAAATTTGAATCTATGTACGATGGAGCAACAAAATGGGTAAGTAACATCGGTAAATTTATTTCTGATTCAAAGAAGGGTATCACTGATAAAGCATCTAGCATGGGTAAAAGTGTTGCAAATGGAGCAATCGGTGGACTTAATGGCATGATTGATGGAATTAATTCAATTTCATCAAAGATTATGGACAAAAACTTATTAAGTAAAATTCCAAAACTATCAACAGGAACAGTTAAAGATGGTGCTATTGCAAAACCAACACTTGCAGTTGTGGGAGATAAAGGCCCTGGTAATGGTCCTGGTGGATTTAAGAGAGAAATCATACATCGTGCTAACGGTGATATGGAACTCACACCTGCAACTGATACATTAGTACATCTTAATAAAGGTGATAAAGTTTATAACGGAACACAAACGTATAGCTTAATGCAAAAAGGTTTGATTCCAAGATTTAGTATCGGTACTGCTATTAAAAATGGATGGGAAAATACTATAGAGTTTGGCTCCACAGTAAAAGAATCTGTAGTAGATGCATCGAAAATGGTAGGAAAGATTGCTGGAGACGTTTTCGAATATATCGAGAATCCAAGCAAACTCGTAGATATAGTATTAGGTAAGTTAGGAAGCGCCTTTGATAATGTTGGGGGTATAACTGGAGATCTCGGAAAGTCTGCATTTACATCAATTAAAAATTCATTAGTTAGTAAAGTTAAAGAATGGCTTGAAGAATTTAGTGGCGGGGATGTAGATGGTAGTGAGATTCTTAATTGGCCGAAAACAACACCGTATAGTCCGAATAGTCCAGTGCCAGGATATCCTGCATCTTTTAACGGAGGACGACATTACGGTATCGACTTAGGCATACCATCAGGAACAACAATTCATGCGCCAACTAGCGGAACAGTTGAACAACAAAGTAACTATGGTGGCGGTATGGTAGCACGTTTATTATCAGGTAAAATCGCTCAGTACTTTCTGCATTTAAGTAAAGTGTTGAAAAAAGGGCCAGTTAAACAAGGTGATGCAATCGCTAAGTCTGGTAACTCAGGAGCATGGACAACTGGTGATCACTTGCACTATCAAGTAGAAAATCCAGCTTCTTCAGAACTGACGAATAGAAATACTATGGATCCAGTAGCATTCCTAAAATCAAAAGTTTCTAGTGGAAAAGATACTGAGGGTAAAAGTTGGGCAAGCGAGATAAGAAGAGCAGCAAGTCAGATGAAAGTTAAAATAACAGATGGTGATGTTCGAAATATTTCAGCTCAAATTAATAGAGAGTCAAGTGGTAATCAGAATATTGTTCAATCATCAGCAGTTTGGGATAAAAATACTGCAAGTGGTAATCCTGCTCAAGGATTATTGCAATATATTCCACAAACATTCAGAGCATACGCTGTACCAGGTCACACTAACATTAGAAGTGGTTATGATCAATTATTAGCATTCTTCAATAATTCAAATTGGAGAAATGATAATCCCGGAGGAAGAAGTGGATGGGGTCCAAGTGGTGTAAGACGTTTTGCAAATGGTGGATTCGTAAAAGATGAAAGTTATATTGCAGGTGAAGAGTATGAAGAAGCTATCATACCAATGGACCCAAAGAGAAGAAATAGAGCTAATCAACTATTAGCAGAAGCTAATTATAAAGTGAATGGACCTATTAAGCTTTCGAAAGGTACTTCTAATAAAACACACAGAGTTAAATGGGGAGACACGCTTTGGGACATCTCCCGTAAGAATGGTACTACTGTTAAAGCGTTGCAACTTTTAAACGGTATTAAAAACCACTTAATCTATCCTGGTCAGATCATCAAATTAACAGGGTCTATTAATAATTTAAGCAATAATGTATCAAAGCAGACTAAAGTACAATCTAAGCCTAAAGCATCTACTTCGTATATCAGTAGAGCACAATCTCTTTACAATACTGGTAAGTCAATTCTTAACAGAGGTAAATCAAGTAATAAAGTCACTGGTAAAGATGATGTTAACCTTGGGACTTTGATAATGAATAATACTAAGAATTTAGGTTCGTTATCACTTGAAGCTGCACAGAAGAATATAGACACCATTGTTAAAAAGATAAATTCTATGATTACTTCAAGCACCGGTAAGATCTCTAGTTTAAATAATAAGATTAGTAAATCCACAAACAAGAAGACAATCGCTAATGCTAGAAATGATATACAGTCATATAAAGCGCAGATTGCTAGTCTTAAAAAATTGAAGCAGAATGAAGTATTAAAAACGAATTATCTTAAAAATTTGATTAAAGAAAAATCAAGTTTAACTGCTAAACTTAATCAACGAACAGAAGAAGGAAAGGCATTACAAGAAGAAAAAACGAATTATCGTTCTTCTATAGCGAGTAACTTACAAAATTATGCAGGGTTCGGTGTTGCAAAAGGGCATACATCAAGAGACTTTGTTTCATTCATGAAGTACAGATTAAGTAAGATGAAAGAATACGCTTCTAATGTCCGTAAACTTAAAAGTATGGGATTAGATCCAATTCTTTTAAGAGAGTTATTAGCTGGTGGTATCGAGAACTCTATGCCTCGTGTAGCAGCATTAGTAAAAGGTGGCAAAGGATATATTGGTCAGATTAATACATTACAAAAATCTATTAATGCTGAAGTAAATAAAATATCTAGTGAGCAAGCGAACTTTGGATATAACAGTGATATTAATGCTAATAATAAACAAATTCAAACATTGAAGAATCAACAAAAGAAAATCGACAAAAAGAAAGTCGTTTATCTGAATGAGCGTAAACGTATCACTAAGTCTAATGTAAAAGCTAATCCGAAGAAACCTATAAGTAATACCTCACGTACTGTCACTTCAATGCGAACACATAATATCAAGTGGGGAGATACTTTGGGGCATATTGCTCAAAGATATGGCACTACAGTAAATGAACTTAAGAAAGCTAATAACCTTAAGTCAGATATGATTTATGCTGGCAGAACGCTTAAAGTACCAACGAAAAAAGTAGTTCAGTTACCGAAAACGCAAACGGCATTAGATAAATCTACTAAATACATCATGGACACTGCAAAGCGTTATCAGTTAGTTAATAACTCTAGCAAGTTGAATAATCTGCAGAAACAACTCAACAAGATTAAGTCAGATAAAGATAAGAAAAATGATGTAGTGATTACGAAGTTAGAAAAAACGCTGAGAGACTTAACTAAAAAATATGACAAGCAAGATGATGTAGTTAAATTGCTTCAACAACTTGTCAATAAAAACCCTGATATCCTTTTAAATGGTGTCAAGCTTACGAAAGAAATGGATAAATTGTTAGCAACTAATTCAAAGATTAATGCAAGGAGGAAAGCACGATGAGAATAAAATCAACAGGATTCACTTATAATAATAAACATTCATCTGCATTTGATATCCGTATTACGGATATCAATCTTCCTTTGCCTGAATCTAAAGAAATAAGAGAGACAGTTCCTCATATGGATGGGGATTATGATTTCACTAATGCATATGGTCCTACAAAGTTTAATAATCGTAAAATCACAATTGATGGTTTTGTAATACCTGAAATCAATCAACGTATGATGCAATTGAAACGTGAAATTGAAACCTGGCTTTACAATGTCGGATGGCTAGAACTAACCGTTGATTATGATGAAGAGTATTACTATATTGCAAAATGTAATTCATGTACATGTAAACTGAATGTTAAAGAAAAACGTTTAGATATAAACATCGACTTTGAAGCTAAACCAAAAGCGATAAGTAAGTTAGATGGTAAGGCGGTGCTTTAATGTATACTGTGAATTTAAAACGATTTGATAATACGGATAAAGTGACAATATGGGACTATAGAAGAGATGATAATATTATGAAGTCTGGAACACTTGATAAAAGTGTAGATCAGATAGATGAGTTTAAATTTGAGCTTATTAATGATAGTCGTCAATTCGAGTCATTTTTAACACTCGTTGAAATAAAGAATGAATTAAAGAATAACATCGTATTCCGAGGAAGAATTTTAATACCGTCTCAGCATATGGCTGAGGACGGTATTTTTAATTCTGATTATACGGTTGAAGGTGCTGCTGCTTATATGCATGACAGTTATCCATCTTATAAGTTTTTTGAGAGTGCGACTCCAAAATCATATATCACATTTTTAGTTAATGAACATAATAAGCAAGTTGAATCATATAAACAGATAAAACTTGGTGCTGTAAATTTTACTATGAAAGAGCAGGTATCAGAAGCTGTAGAGTATGATACAACAAAATATGCATTCACCTATCTAGAGAAGACAGTATGGCAGCATATTGTTGATGATTGTATTGGGCGCTGGGGTGGTGAAATATTAGTAAGATATGAAGCGGATGGAACATATATTGATTGGTTAGATCCAATAGGTACGAAGAAAGATGCTGCTTTAAGAATCGGAAAGAATATTAAATCATTCTCTAAATCTATTGATCCAACAAATGTTGTGACACGTTTAATACCATTGGGACCTGCAGAAGAAAGTGCTGCTGGGCAGTCGCAAAGATTAACCATAGTTGAAGACTCGCGAAGCGGCGGTAAGAATTACATTGATATACCTGAATTACAGAAGATATATGGTATACAGAACGGCATTGAAATATTTGAAGATGAATATACACCAGACACATTATATAATGCTGCAAAAAGGAAAGTTGAGGATATAAAGAAGAATTTAGTAAAGCAGCAAATGCAGATTAACTTACTTGATTTATCATATATCGGTATAGATCCAGATGAGTATGAACGAGGTCATCAATATGAAGTTTTCTTTGAACCTTTTGATGTTAAAGAGTGGATGCGAATTATATCAACGAATGAAGATATCACCAATCCACATAATAAGTCAGTCGTTATAGGTGAAAAGCCATTATCTATAGATGACGTTCAAAAGTCTATAGCTGAGCAGAGAACAAAGTTACTACAAAGAAAACTCACTGAATCAACAACAGCCCTCAATTCAAAAATCGGTGCAGTATCTAATGATCTGCAGAATGTAACAGAAGGGTTCAATCAATCAACTTCGACGTTACAATCAAACATTCAGTCGCAACAACAGTTAATCACTGGTGTGACTTCAGGTGTGACATTGAGTGATATTAACGGATTTCAACCAATCAAGAACAGTACGTTGAACGTTGGAATGTCAGTATTCAGAGTAAGTCCACCACAAATAGATTACGGTGTTCAGATTAGCGATGGTTTCTTCTCTACAACGAGTAATACACCACTTCAGTTTGATGGTTATACCGTTATACATTTTCAAAGGTATCTCAAAGTAAGTTTCTCATCTTATATGAGTGATGCTGGAAGTGGAGTAATAGAGGTCTTTAGCTATGACGGTATAACAACGACTTACTACAATTCAGTTATTGTAGATGTTATAGGCAAAGGCAGTCAGAGGTTGAATGAGTTATTAATTGATTTAGGAAGACCGACAAAAAGAGCGCTTAACTTCTATTTCAGAATTAAATCGAACAGTGCATCGAGTATTAATGTAAAGACACTATACGTTGGAACATCAGATTATTAGGAGGGATGATATGGAAGCCTGGGCAGTATTAACTAAGATGATTGATGGAGAAGAAAAGATAGTTAAAGCAGGACTGAATCTCGTGGTAGATGATGACTATGATAGAGCAATTATTGTCGATGAAGTCAAAGCGAGACAATCAGAAAAGTTAGAGGTAAAAGACGGAGTTGTATCAGTGAAAGCTGATGCGACTCTTTTAAATTTAGAAAAACTTAATAATAAAACAAAATTAAAAGAAATAATACCTGTTAAATTAAAAATGGAAATCGAGGAGGAAAGTTATGCTGGTAAATAGTATCAAGACAAAAAACAACTTTCATAATTATATAGTCATAAAACAGTCAGATAATACAAGCGCAATAGAGATATTGCTATGTGGCGCTAACGGTTCGATACTTAGTGATCTGAATCAAAGTTGTACGCTTACTATCCTTGATGAAGTTGATCAGTTGATCAGACAGAAGACTAAGGAACAAATAGTTAACGGAACGGTAACGTTTAGAGTTACTAACGATTTAAAAACGAACCCTCATACTCTAGAAATTACAACTGCTGATGGCCAAAAGTTTCCTAGTAATCATGATTTTAAGATATTTGTTAGTTATACACATGATGAAAGTGAATTAAGAGTCATAAATAACCTATCAAGAGAAGAAGCTTTAGCAGAAATAGATCAATCTATAAAAGAATTTATTTCTGAAAATACCGAGGAATACATTGATAAGGTAGCTACTTCAAAATGGTTGTATGAAAATAATTTTAAACCGAAAGAGGTCGTTACAACGTTTAACGATTTACCAAAAGATGCGGAATTGAAAGAATTGCGTGGAGTAACTGATGAGAATGCTGTATATGTTTATGATGGAGCGAAATGGATTAAACAGTCGAATATTAATTTCGATGGTTTAAACGATTTAAAAAGACAATTTGAAGGTCTTGAAGTAAACGTTTCTTATTATGGAGTGAAACCTGACGGTCAAGATCATACCGCTAAAATACAGGATCTTGTTAAAAGGTTTAAAGATTTAGTGTTCCCACAAGGCAAATATATTATAAGCGATGAAATAAAAATGATTCATGGTCAGTCGATTACGACTGTTGGTCCTGTTGTATTCGATGGAAATAATTTTGTTGGTGCAAGTGGTAGTTCTGTATTAAAGGTTACAAATGAAGGCAACCCTTACGTAAAATTATCAAATGTTACATCAGATATAAAAAAAGGAGATTTAAACTTAACATTCTCATCTTCTCATAATTTAGTGATTGGCGATGTTATTTGTCTATACGACAATACCGACTACTCTTATAACTCGTCTCGTGCATATTACAGAAAAGGCGAGTTTGCTAAAGTTGCTAGTATTATCAGCGATACTCAAGTGTTACTTGACGCAGGTGTTTTTGATAATTACAACGCGACAAGTAACGCAAATTTTGGTATCTATAAGATGAATGTTGGAAAATTTAATGTTAATGGAGATTTAACTGTCGTACAGGGGAAATCAGGTAATTATATAGCTGCAGTTTTTGAAAGAGTTAAAGACTTTAATCTCGCTAACTTTAAAGTATATGCTAATAATGGAAGTTATACAGCATTACAGTTCAAACAGTGCTTTAATACTGATTTTAAAGGCGTAGCGATCCAAGAGAAACTGAGTGGATTAGGTGGCGATTATGGTTTAGCTATATTGAACTGTCAACACTTTAGAGGAGATGGATATTTCAGTGCATCTCGACATGGTATCACGCATGGTGGATATTCAGATTTATGTAGTATAGTAAACCGTGATTGCAAAACCTCTGGAACTGTTAAAACGACAGGTGCAACAATGGCGACAGCTTGGAACTGTCATGGCAACGTTGAGTTTGTAAGTTTTGACGGTAATTGTTATGGTGGCGCTACGATTGCAGGTAATAATACTAAATTAAGAGGGAACTATGGTGCAACTACACAAGGTATAGCAATTACATGTACTGAAATGACAGGTTTTAATCATGATTTATCAGGAATTGCCATTGATAGTATCTATCCTATCACTACAGCAGGGCGTTCTGTTATAGATTTTGGTGCAGGGGGAATGGTTGATATGGATAATTTTAAAGGGGGCACTTTTAACCTTTCGAATATATTAATTAATGCACCTCTCGCAGACAGAGCAGTTACATTTAGATTAAGAAATACTAAAAATACTGATAATACTATTAGAATGTACATTAGATTAGATAATTCAACATATATCTTAGCGAGTGCAACCACTACACCTGTATATATTAGTAATTTAAACACTTTAACCTTCACTCACGTAACACTTGAAAACACAAAAATAAATGCAGGCAGTGAACTGATAACAAACGTCTCTGACTTAAAGATGTATGACAAAAAAGGGAGTGTAGATTACGTTACAGATACAAGTAAAAATCACGTGACGTACAGAGTTGATTTTGATAAAAGGTATCCGACAGGATATATCCCCGAGCTGAATATCCAATTAGATAGATTAGCTGTAGGAACAGTAATTATTAATGCTAGACAGTATAATATTTCTAATACAGGGTTTAATATAGGAATATATACAGCAAGTTCATCAAATTTTTATTCTGAAGTAAGTGGAAAAGTTACATGGAGTGCTAAATAGGCATTGGTTTACCTTTGAAAGTGTAACTTATAGAACACACATTCTCTTATTATTTTCTTTTAGATGAAGTATATTTAAAAGAAAATGGAAGAGAGTGTGAAAATGAGAAGAATGCCTGGATATTGTGAGAAGTGTTATGCAGTTTATGAAACGAACGGAATTGTATTGGAAGGAATCAATATTGATATTAATTTCAAAAATACTGTTATAGGAACTTGTCCTACTGACGGTGGCGTTATTCGTGTCGTTGACGGATCTTATTCTCTGATTAATGGTATTCTCACATTAAAAAGTTATGATAAAAATAATGAAATAGTAGATATTATGAGAGATATAAATCTAATAGCATTAGAACAAGATTATAATGAATTGAGCAGAGTACTAAGAAGTAAAAATTATGATAAAAATTTAGTTGAAAAAGTACTTGAAACTATTAAAGAGATATTAATGAAAACTTCTGATTTTCAAATTGCTACAAAAATATTCTTCGGATTAATGGTTATTATTACTTTCGGTTACGACACATACGATACATTTAATGAAAGTGACTCAGATAAAAATACGGGTAAACTAGTTGAACTAGCTGAACAAGAGTCGAGAGATAGACAGATATTAATAGAAGAAGAGAAAAAACAAACTGCTGAAGAGGAAAAACAAACTTTAGAAGCATATTTAACTAGAATAATGCTAGAAGAATATTTGAAAGAATCTAGTAATGCAAAGAAATATTCTGAGAAACATGCACGAAATAATCGTTAAAGGTGGAGTTGAATATGAATGAAATTTTTATTGTTATGTTCATTATCTTTTCAATTTTAGTAACAGTTAGTCAAAGTTTAAGAATAACTAAACTTGAAGAAAGAATTCGTCAATTAAATCAGAGATAATAAATACTCAACCTCTAAAGTCGCAATGACTTTAGGGGTTTTTATTATAAATAAATTTAAAAAGGAGTTGATTAAATGAACAGAATTGAAGATGTTACACCTGATGATTCAAAGGTTTCACGACCACTATCAACACCTGAGAAATTGACATGTGCATCAACCTTTACGTTCGGACTATATTCATTAGCTAGGGCATCGTTCTGGATATTAGAATCTGATTCTGCAGTGAATGATAGTCCGTTATATGAAGCGCTCCACCAAGTTTTTCCTTTATGGAGCTGGGGAGCAGTTATAATGTTCTTCAGCATATGTCTGATAACGAGCTGTTTCTATATTCCGCACCGACTGACAAGAAAGATTTATGATCTTCTAGTAATGATGGGTGGTATCGGACTATCATTTTTTTATTTCTTTTTAGCAGTTGCAGGAATAAACAATTCGATAAACTGGTTAACACCTATAGGCTTCTTGATACTTTCGGCAGGTTTAGGTGTAATTGGATTTATAGGTGGTGTTAGTTACTTTGCAAAACGATAGAGTCGAGTCTTTAAAGGATTTGCAGATACTGCATGAGCGTGATAAACGTAAGATATATCAGTATATTGACGAAGTTGATGACAAACACACAAATAACTATCACTTGCTCGACAAAGCGATAACGCTATTTAGCGAATCACAGAAACCACTTGTAAAGTCACTTACTAACATTGAGGGTCAGATGGTAACGTTAAATGATACAATGAGTGGATTTAAAGGTGAAGTAGATAAGTTAAAAGGTAAAGTAGATTCACATGAAGAATTTATCAGTAAACGTAAGAATGCGAACGACAAGATCATAGTCGCAATCATAGGTGCTTTCGCTACAATCGGCGGAAGTGCCTTTGCTTTTGCTCAAATATTTTTTAAATAAAGGACGTGCCAAAATGGTACGTCTATTTTAATTGGAGGGATTTATAAATGAATAACGAATTAAAACAAGCTATTACACGATTGATTGTGCTAGTGATCGCACTAATCAACTCACTACTAGCACATTACGGTAAACCTATCATTCAAAGTGACGAAGCATTTATTTACCAAACATTAAGCGACTTGATTCTTATTGGATCAATCGCGTGGGGTTATTGGAAAAACAATAACTTCACACATAATGCACAACAAGCACAGAAGTTTAAGAACGTACTAGATATTGAAGATAACAATGAAAAAATGGAGGAGAAATAATATGGCTAAAACTTATAATCAAATGAGAGAACGTTTAAATTGGTATGTAGGACGTAAGATTGATTTTGATGGTTACTATGGAATGCAATGCATGGATTTAGCAGTAGACTTTATGTATTGGGCCACTGGTATTAGAATGTGGGGAGATGCTAAAGACGCGCCTAACAACGCATTTAATGGTAAAGCTACAGTTTATAGAAATACACCTGATTTCCAACAAGAAGTAGGGGATATCGCAGTATTTACTAGAGGTCGTTTTGATAATAGATTCGGTCATATAGGCATTGTATACGATAAGGGAAACCTTAGTGGATGTACTATCCTAGAGCAAAATTGGGACGGTATGGCAAATACAGGTGCAGCGTTACGTTGGGATGATTGTAATGGTATAGGTTATTTCATAAGAATTAAATTCGATGGTCCATGCGTTAAGCAAACTGCAGCAATTACTGTTAAACAGACAGCAGTCAATTCAGCACCATTATTAAAAGTTGGTAGCATTCCACCTAAAAATCTTAAATGGTCAACAGGCGCTTATTACATGGCAACTATCGATAATTTAGGAGCAACCTCAGCACGTCGAACAGGTCCTGCAGGAAAGTATAAATTCCACCTTAACAATTACAGTTACGGAGCAGGGGAGCAAGTCTATGTATTTGAAGCAATCGATGGTTGGTGTCGTATCTATTGGAATAACCATAACGAATGGATCTGGCACGAACGATTAAGAGTAAGAGAAATTTATAAGTAA